GTGGAGTGCTTAAGGGTCGCTCGCACGAGTGCGGTTCCGGCGGGTCCATACTCGGTCCATCTCTGCGGTCATGGCGGCGTGGAAGGTCTCCTGGGAGGCCTCCGTAGTCAGCCACTTCCACTTCGCGTCCTCTCTCGCCCTCAGTGCGAGCCGAGATTGGCGGGCCTCCTCGGCCCTGGCATCTGCCAGGGCCTTCAGAGTGTCCCGCTTCTCTCGGCCCGCCCGAGTCAGCAGAGTGAGACGCGGAGCGGTTGTCGGCTGGTACGGGGAAGCTTCCACAGGTTCCCTTTCACGGGCGCCGTGGCGCAGAGAGGCCGGGTCGTGAACCCACGACGGAACCTCGTGCGACGCGAACCCTTTCCACACTCCACGGTGAGGCTCAGGCCGAACCCCACTTCCGCTCTTAGGAGCGGTGGTGGCCTTAACACTGACCCCGAGTCCTGGAGGCACCTTGTCCGAAGGTATCCCCAGGATCGGGTCCAACCCAAGGCTGGCGACGAGATCCAAAGTCTCGTTGTCAGTCTTCTCCCAACCTCCGGTTCCCTTGCCCCAGTGCGACCGGCCGAGCGCCTTCTTGCAGCGCTTCCTGAACGTCTTTGCAAACGAACTGAAAGAGCTGCAATAGGGCCGCCCCTCAGTGAAACCGGCGATCCCCTCCGCGGGAGCCCACACTGCTGCAAGCCTGAGAAGGATATCGCTCTTCCGAGCGATCAACTTTCCAGGCTCACGCACCAGTGTTGGGTACTCCCTGACGCGGAGGGTCGCCAGTTCCTCTTCAGCAAAGCTGAGGGACGCCTCGAGCAAGTCGCCGGCGACGCCGCAGGTCTTCCAGCCATTGACAAGCGCCGAGAACTCCTTCTCGCCTGCAGGACCTGCGGTAAGCAGGCCCTTAAGGGCGAGTCGGAAGTACCTCGGCGAGCTGGAGATCCCGCGGTTACGCCGCAAGGGAGGGAACCCTCCTCCGCCGACCTCCCTCGGAGCGTCGACTGGCAGCCCGCGCTCACGCAGCATCTTGGCCTCAGGCCTCAGCACTCTCGCCAACTTAGCAAAGCGAACGTACTTCGCCGAGCTGAGCCCGTCATTGAGGACGGAGGAGAGTGCTGGTCCCGAGGTGGACCAGGATGGAAGCGTGAACACGACCGGCCCAACCACGCGCTTGACAAGGAAATGTCCTGGGTGAACCAGACTCCGCACCGGCAGGTACCCGCTCATACGAGCGGGCACCATGACAGTGAGTCTGACATCACCCAGGACCTTCCGCGTAGCTGGGCCGGTCCAGGCTGCCAGGGAGCGATCGTCGATCCTGGCCTCTTCGTCAAAGTAACAACCCTGCTCTGTGAACCAGAGCAGGTGACGAGAGAGGAGGTGCTTTCCGATCGACAGACCGCTCCCCGCCCAGGTGATTCGGTCCTCGTACCCGGCGTGTGCGGCGGCAGGCAAGACTCCTCCCAGGTCATCACCGCAGAGCGCGAAGCTGAAAAGCCCCGCGATCTGCGAGTGACGGTCTGGGAGACCTGCTGCCGCACACGTCTCACGTACGGAAGTTTCGGCTGCCCACTCGTTGACCAAGTTCAGAACGAACCAGGACAACGGCAAGCCCATCAGGCAACCTCTGACAGAGTCGACCTCGTGCGAACACGAGGACGACAATGGAGAGGTGCTGGTGGGCCTGCAAAGTGGGCAGAACTTCCCGTACCTGAGCCTTTGCGGGCCAAGGACCTTAGCACCGAGGCGCTCGACGTCCGAGGGAAGTCCCGACCCAGCACACACCGCCCTCCAAACCGTTTGGATAACATCCTGGTGGAGGCCGTCTGTCGCGGCGGTCAGGTCGGCGCTCACAAGCACCGCATCTCCGAGCTCCTGGGGGTAAGCGCGAGGGTTCTTCTTCAGGAAACTGAAGTAGGACTCCAAACGCTTGCCCTCCAGGGCGCTACGGAGGTGCGGGTCACGCTTGAGGAGCGGCCAGACCAAGGACCGCAACAGATGGCCAACCTCCACCACGTCAATCGGGGACTTTGTCACGATGCGGGCCTTGAACCCGCGCTCCCGAATTGGCGAAACGGCGGCTGGAAGTGGTGCTGGGTCGTCGCACCGGGACACAAACCGCCTGACGCTGGCGTCACGAACAATCCGTGCCACCCGCGAGCGCTCCAGGTCGATGTCGGCCGTAAGGTCGACAACGTACTCTGTGGTGCCGCGGGTAGCATGGGCGCCGGTCGTCAGGCGGTTTTCCTCTCCTTGTGGCGTGAACCGGCTGTCATCCTGGAACAGGGACGGCAGTGGGTCGTCAAGTGTGGGTTGCTCGCCCATCCAGTCGTCGACCATGCGACGGAGGTCTGCCCGTGTGCCCCCAAGGGCGCGCGGGAATTCCAACGTAGCACTCGACGAAGCCTGGAGGGCAGCAACCCCCGGCACAGCACCTGCCTTGTGCTGCGCCCACTTGAAGACCCAAGCTTCAAGCTCAGCCATGAGGAGAGGATCCCTGTCGCTAGGCGTCCTGGGCGTTGTGTAGACGTCCGCGTGTTTCCGGAGTGCCTTCAGCTCCACACCCGCCGAAGCGGGCCCGAGGGCCCGCCCGAGTGCGGAGAGCTGAAGGAGCCTTTCACTCCTGACACGCGGGCGTGCACGCATTGCCCACTTGACAATACGCCGCAGCGACTGGGGTGTCCCGGTGGGGACGGAGGAGCCCGAGCTCCCGTACTGCGCCAGTTCAGCTGGCAAAGGTCGGGGGCCATCAGCCGCCTGCAGCCGGCAGTACGTGGCAACGCCTTTCAGCGTCGCTGCGACACTGTCGACCTTCAGGTCCGACATGATGGTCCTCGACACCCACTGACGCAGTTCGTGGAGCTCGGGGGAGGTTGGGGGAACACCTGCAAGCAAGGATGCGGAGAGAACGGCCTCCCAAGTGCACTGGCAGGACTTAGCCAGCCACACTCGGGAGGAGCGCTTCACGCTCCATACCTTCGCAAGCAGGTGTTGGGTTGGACCCACCCGGAACTTAGAACGCCCCCCCCAGAAGCTCGTCTCTTGCCAAAGAGACGGGGTTTGGCTTCTGCGGGGGGGAACGGACAAATCGTTCTTCGCTCCGGGATCAGGGTCAGTGTGACCAGGGACGGGCAGAAAGTCGAATTTTGGCTTTCTTTCTTGTCTACCCGCCTTGCCCCGCTTACCTTCCGGTTTGCGAGGTGGGGTAAGGTGGACAGCCCGACCCACAAGAGCTGCTACGGCACGTACGCGTAGCACCCTCTTTGTGGTGGACTTGTC